AGATGAGCGAAGAGGTTAAAGAAGAGGTTGTAGAAGAAGAAGTAGACTTGTCTGCTGATGAACCTGCTGCAAAGCCTATTAAGCACTCTCCAGATAGCAAACCTGCGGAGATGCATAAGTTCTCTAAAGGAGGTCGTAAAGACACCCTATCACGAATCTTTGACAAATTAGGATAATGAAACAAGTACAGAAAATTTGGGCTGAACTATCAGCACAAGAGGCTTCTAAAGAAGTTGAGAACACTAAGAAGTTGAGTTGAGTATTGAAGCAGAGATTTCTGCTCTTGAAGACCTTGCATCTAATCTTGATAAGATGGCATCGGATTATTACGAAGAAGCAAAAGAAGTAACTTTTAAGATTAAAGGTCAAGCAACTTCTGCACCACTTCTCCCTAAAACAAGGTCGGTTAAAGCAGAGCAAGGACTTAAAGCATTGGCTGCCGCAGGAATGAAAGATTCAAGGGTTTATAAAAATCTTGAGAGAGCAGTTGAGCAATACAATGAATACTCTGCAAGATCAAAACGACTTCAGTCTTTTTTGGCTGATGTTGTAAACAAACTTGCATCGCAAAATTATTAAACAAGTACAACAATCAATAATTAAATAAATAGAAAATGGCAACATCAATTACTACCACATATGCTGGTGAATTTGCAGGGAAATATATTTCTGCTGCATTGTTGAGTGCTGATACCATTGAAGGTGGTGGTATCACAGTTAAGCCAAATGTTAAGTATAAAGAAGTAATGAAAACTCTTTCTACTAATGCTTTGGTAAAAGACGCTGCTTGTGATTTCGCTGACCAGTCAACTGTGACTTTGGCAGAGCGTGTCCTTCAGCCTGAAGAGTTCCAAGTAAACTTGGAATTGTGTAAGAAAGATTTCCACAATGATTGGGAAGCAGTTCAAATGGGTTACTCTGCATTTGACTCTTTGCCTCCTTCATTTGCTGACTTCCTTATCGGTCACATCGCTGCTAAAGTAGCACAGAAGACTGAAGAGAACATCTGGCAAGGGGTAACTGCTAACGCAGGTGAGTTTGATGGTTTTGAAACTCTATTGGCTGCTGATGGTACAGTTGTAGATGTAACAGGTACTACTGTTACTGCTGCGAATGTTATCACAGAGATGGGTAAAGTAGTAGATGCTATCCCAACCGCAGTTTACGGAAAAGAAGACCTGTACATCTATGTATCTTCTAATGTTGCTCGTGCTTACATCCGTGCTTTGGGTGGATTCGGTGCTTCAGGATTGGGTGCTAATGGTGTGAACAACGAAGGTACTACTTGGTTCAATGGTGGTGACCTTGCTTTTGATGGCGTTAAGTTGTTCGTATGTTCTGGTTTGAGTGACAACACTATGGTTGCTGCTCAAAAATCTAACTTGTTCTTTGGTACAGGTTTGTTGGCAGACCACAACGAGGTTAAGTTGATTGATATGGCTGACCTTGATGGTTCTCAAAATGTTCGTGTTGTAATGCGTTTTACCGCAGGTGTACAATACGGTATTGGTGCTGACATCGTACTATACAATTAAGAGTAGGTTTAGTTAATAATTAAAGGGGCAGGTAGGCGATTGCTTGTCTGCCCTTTTTTTATAAAAAGAATAATATGGCTTGTGATTTAACAAAAGGTCGTGCATTACCTTGCCGTGAGTCGGTAGGTGGTCTTAAAGCGGTTTACTTCGTAGACTTCGGTGATTTAGGAACACTTACTTTGTCTTCGGATGAGGTTACTGATATGACAGGAACATTCTCTGCCTACAAGTATGAGCTGAAAGGCACATCTTCAGTAGAGCAGACAATCAACGCTTCTCGTGAGAACGGAACAGTATTCTTTGACCAAGCGGTTAGCCTTTCTTTGCCACAATTGAGCAAGGAGGATAACAACGAAATCAAGTTATTGGCGTATGGAAGACCTCACATTATTGTTGAGGACTACAACGGAAACGCTTACTTGGTAGGTCGTGAACACGGAGCGGATGTAACAGGTGGTACTATTGCTTCAGGTGCAGCAATGGGAGATATGAGTGGATACACACTTACTTTCAATGCTATGGAGCGTACTGCTGCTAACTTCATTGATGGAGCAACAGATGGTAATCCATTTGCAGGTATGACATCTGCAACACCAACTATTGTTACTTCGTAATAAAGTAGTATATTTGTAGGACACTTGACATAGG